GCTGAAAGTGCTCTCAAATACTTGTACCATAACCAATGATATCATTATTGGAACTATGAATCTCAAGGGATAGAGGGTGGTTGGATAGCTTCCGTGTCCCCAGAGAGTGTGTCAAACTCAACGGGTATGAGTTTAGTTAGGTCATCCCTAATCTTCAGCCATGAGCTGGGCATGCAGATCCATCATCAATTGATGATCAGAGCGACCAAGTCGCCAATCTGATACATCTTTCTCCAACGGAGCGACAGGCTCAACCTTCTGGTCAGAAGGCGTTGGACAGATTAATACTTTATTCACCTTCTTCCACATTCTTAACGTCTTCGGCGTCCGAACTCGTGGCCCCCGCTGTTGTACAGCGTCAAGGCTTCGGAGAACATTCACTTTAGTCGGTAAGCGTGCGGCCAAGGCTTCAATTGTATCAAGTGCCTGGAACATAGAGAGAATGAAGAGTTCCTCTCCAGCCCCGACCGTTTCTATTGGGGATGATTCTAAGACTCTGTGTCTTATTGCATCAAACTCGTTGACGGTATCAACCATGGGTGCGCGGTAAGCGTCGACTACCGTATCCTGAAACCAGTCCCACAAACCATCGACATCGCCATAGGCCGGATCCAAGTGGAAGCCTCGAAAGGCCTCAAACAGGGACTTACGGATTTTGACGAGATCAACGGCAGCGATTCTAAATCTCACAGACTCGATAACCGGCGCTCCCCAGGAAGGGTGAGTTGGCCGCACTTGACAGAATCTGTCTTGTTTGTACCAATCCCACACGTTCCTTGCCGCCCATTTAGATATGGCGCCCGGACGTGTCAATAACAATACTATCGAGCGAGCTCTACGGCTACAGTCTGACAGACGGCTGGTTGCCGCCCGAGACGAAGCCTTGAAGCCCAACCCCATGCTCCGAAGTACAAGAAATAATGAGGGCAAGGTCCCGGTACGGTCCTCTGAAGCCTTTACGACTTCAGGAACGCCCGTCACCCCAAGCCAACCGCATGCGATCCCCACCAAAGGTAAAGGAGTTACCTCCTCACCCTTGTAGAAAAAGCGCTTGGCGAACTCAAGGGACAGGTTGTCCGAAACAATGGACTTATTAAATCCAATCTTAACCCCAATCTCCTTCATAATCTTCACATACTCAGCAGCGACATTGCGATCTCCGATCACAACATCGTCACCGAGAATAGCATAGAGCTCGAACCACCGCAATACTCCGGCTCTCCTAGCAGCCAGTTGAACGATAGCATGGTGTACCAGGGCTAACATCGCCCAAGAAGAATAAGCACCCATCGGTTGGCCTACAGCATAACGGATAGCACGCAATCCCAAACCATATGTTTTAATATATAAATTCGGGAGAGCATACGCTCTTTCTGTAAGTAAACGTCTCCAATGGAAACCAAACTCCTCAGACGTGAAAACACCTAATAACTTCTCCTGCAAAACAACAGGGATGCGATCCGTTGCAGCCGATAAATCATATGAAAACACCGCCTTACGACCAGTCTCCTTCAACTTCTTGATGAGAGCTTGCACGGGGGCAAGCTGATCAAACAATCCATCTTGGGGTATGGCTTTCAAAAGGGTATCAAAGATATACCGATGCAAAGGATATAACAGCCACTGCGTTAAGCAATCGACCATAGCAACCACGCGGACCTTTCCAGGTTCCTCAACCAATGCTAACTTCCCCAGCAAACCATAAGTCCCCTTCCAGTTCCGCGCTTCCATAATGCGGTGACGAGAACATTTTCCATCCGAATTTCTCCGGAGGTACTCAAGTCCCGCCTCCCACACCGGTGCATGCAGTAGGGAAAGAGAACGAGTGATAATACATAAAGTAACGAAAGATTCAAGCAAACCAGGCCTTGTGAGCCAGGCCGCCGCGTCCTTAATTACATTTATTACTGAGACCGTTGACCCCTGATTAGTCTTTAGACTAGCCAGTTTGGTCTTATCCTTAGCTTCTTTCGAAGAATTAGGACCCGAGGTCATCAGGGCAACAAACTTAATCGTATATCCCAAAACCTCCTTGACTATTAACCCAGAAGGAGGACACCAGATCCCAGGGACCTCGTGATTTCTCACGGATCCAAAGGACCGAATATCTTTAACCTTACTAGGCACTTTCATCACAAAGGTTGTCCGAAGGGCCGGTCCCCCCAAAGCCGCCAATTCAGCCTGAAACCAAACAATATGTTTGTCCCAAACCTTCATAAACGACTCCGGGATTACGACCCCCGGATCAGTTATGGTCGCAAAGCTCATCTTCCCTTTAAAGTTCAGTACCCGATAAAGGGTAAAGAAACCTAACCAGAGTCGAATCACTCCGCGATCACCCTGACGGATACGCTTTCGGTGGTTACCCGGGATCACTCTGGGGATACCCGAATGAGTCTGCGGTATTGCCGCCCCAACGAGGCGTGGTTGAGTTCTCTTACCATTACCCAAGTAACGCAACAAAGTTACGTTACAAGTTTTCAAGTAGATGGCCAAACCACGATCTCCCTGAGACTTTCTCAATCCAACTGCAAATCTAGAAAAGACGAAGCATGCTTTTACCCAACCCAGGGAGTTGCTACCCACGATCAGTGGGACAGCTCTTGCGAGCAGCCCAACCAATCGTTTACTGGATTTTACACCAGATTGCCAAATACTTGAAGCAGTCTTCAACTGTAAAGGAGAAAACAATTGCTTCATAGTTATTATTAGTTATATTATTATATAAGGAACAACAACTACCAAGCCGTTAGGAATACTAATGGGAGGTTGTAATTCCCATCGAATGATTACTCATCCGAACCTTTGATACTATCTCAGCATTCTATCCTACCAACCTGGAGTATCCTTCGGTTTCCCGTCCACCCCAATAAGGCGAACGGGGCCGCAGGCAGCCAGTAAAGGCGGGGTTGTTACCCTGTGGTTGCCAACGGCAATACAGGAGGGAAGGACATGCCCCCCTTCTCAAAGATAAACTATAACATTTACCATGAGTAACTTTCTATGCTTCAACCAAATTCGTTGTACTCAACACCCCACTTGGCTCACCGGATCCTGGGACCCGGGTCGAGAACCGAAACCCTCTAAGCATGTACTCGTCTTCCTAGCTCCCTTGCGGGTAGGTCTCATAGGCAAGTGTGCCATAATCCATTCCACAGAGAAGGATTTTCCAGATGTTACATCTAACACCTTTGTATCTAGACTTTATTTGTTAGTCATCGACACATATCCTCCCCAACGTACTCACGTTGGTGCCACCACTCTTTTCCATCTTGTTAGATGGGCCCCCCTTTCGACATAGTATCGAATCGAACTATGTTTGGGACCGGTCGCTTTCCCGAACGGGAAGAATCGGAAACCATCCCACTCAATGATCTCATAATTAGATCCTTGGAATTACTTCCTACAGAGTGAAAGGAAACCTATCCTCGTCGACGAGTCGTCCTCGAGTCATGCCTGGATTATGAGACCAAGCACTTCGTTGAGTCCGTTGCCTACAACACCGGTAGCAAATTAGCTCTGGAAGGGAGGTAAGGAGTTTACAAAACTGTGGAGAAAATCTCTTCACTGTTCTAACAACTCTAGTTGAAAACTTCTATCTTCTCCATGAAGCCTAGAAGAGTTCCTATAAGCTGAAAGTGCCGGCATACTAAGCCATACAGTGGGAGATCTGAGCGATCAGATTTCATCACTCGTCCCGACTAGTAATAGCCGGG